GTGGCGAGACCTCGGGGACTGCACCAACCCGTCACCGCTATCAGGCGGCCCAAAAGGTGACGACTTGGACCAAAATGCGGAAAGAAGCTTGAAATCCTCCTTACGTGAGGGACTTCGCGCATTTGAGAGCAACCCGTCACCAAATCAATCTACTGATAGCGGTGATGGGTTGTCTCAACCCGTCACCAAAGGCAAAACGGAGCCTTCTAAGAGGTCCGTCGCGGGAGGCCAAAAGGAGGGGGACGAAGGGGACTCTGTAAATATTTTAAAAGTAGGATTTAGAACCGACTACCGGACCGACTGGAACGGCAAGATGCACGACTTCAAAGAGGGCGAGGAGATCGAGGTTGCCCGGTGGAGGGCCGAAGCCTGGCAGAAGAGGGGCATTGTGGACATTGTGGAGGCCGGCGCGTGACCAACCTATCATAATTTTCGAGATGATTTTGATGAACAGACTGGAACAACTTCGAGCTAAGCGGCTCGAACTGATCAAATATATCGCAGCTGCGGCGGACCAAATAGCCGCGCTGGATTGCGAAATTGAGGCGATACAGATGAATCTATTGGAAGAGGATTTGAATCAGCAGCAGGAGGCGGTAGCGTGATGCTCATTAAAAAAAGATCGGACGGCAAATTCAAGTGCATTGAAGGCACCGATACCGGCGAGCCCTATGTGGTCTTGTGTGGCAAAACCGCATCCGGCGACATCGTGCCGATATTGGTTGACGACGATGGGAAGATCATTCTTTCGACTTGAGGCGAAGATGGGCAGGCAATGCACGGTATGTGCTCATGCAGACCTCGAAGAAATCAATAAGCTGCTCCTCTGTAGCGATTCATATCGCGCCATAGCGCGACAATTCGGACTTTCGAAAGACTCTCTTGCCAGGCACAAAGAAAGCCATATGCCGGAGTTATTATTAAAATCACAGGATGTAAAAGAGACCTTGCAGGCTGATAATCTGCTTGATCAGATCGTATATTATGAGTCTGAGGCCCGCCGCTTCAAGGGGCTGGCAGAGTCTCAGGGCGATCTAGAGCTTGCATTGAAGGCGGTGGACAGGGCGCTCAAATGCCTTGATCTCTTTGCTAAGGCTCGGGGAATCATCAATGACCAGCCACAGATCACCATCATAAATAATCCCGAGTGGGTGGAGCTGAGGACCCTGATCATAACGGCCCTGGACCCTTTCCCAGATGCAAAGGGGGCGGTGGTGGATGCTATCCGGCGGCGGGGATGACCTGGCATACTCCCTCGATCCCGTCCTATGGGCGAAAGAGGTCCTGGGCTATCATCCCGATCCCTGGCAAGCTGATCTTTTGCGGAGCCGATCAAGAAAGATCATCCTCAATTGTTCAAGGCAGTCCGGTAAGAGCACGACTTGCGCAGCTTTGGGCCTACATGAAAGCATCTATCGCCGTCCCTCCTTCGGCCTGGTCGTAGCACCAAGCCAAGACCAGAGCGCCGAACTGATGATAAAGTTCGATGAGTTCCGGGGAGCTGTAGAGCTGCCATCAGATTACCTGAGCACGGACACCAAGCTCGCGGTGAGGTTCGCTAACGGCAACCGCTTCATCGCCCGGCCGGGTAGCGAGAAATCGGCCCGAAGCTTCTCTGCCGTGACCCTCCTTCTTGAGGACGAGGCTAGCAGGGTATTAGACGATCTCTATAATTCCGTTCGCCCAATGCTGGCGGTCTCCAATGGGCGGCATATCTTGATGAGCACGCCTTTCGGCAAGCGAGGCCACTTCTTCAAGATATGGAGTGAGGAGCGGGATTTGTGGGAGTGGTATGAGATCCCAGCAGAGAAATGCCCGAGGATCAGCCCGGAGTTCCTGGCTGAGGAGCAGAGGACGAACCCCTGGTTTGAGCAGGAGTACCATTGCATCTTCATGGAGACCATTGATAGCGTTTTCACATTTGAGCAGGTGGCTGGGGCGATGTCGGACGAGGTAGAAGAACTAGATTTAGGGGTTCCCGAATGGTGAATAAAGAATTTTTCATAGGGCTGGATTTGGGGCAGGCTAGCGACTATACAGCTTTGATCATTATCCAGAGATTGATTGAGGCCGGTGAGAGCGTCTATCATGTGCGCCGTTTGGAGCGCATCAGAGGCGAGCCGTACCCAGATATCGCTAAAAAAGTACTGGCTGTCCAGAAGGCACCCGCCCTGGCAGGCAAAGCGGATTTGGTTGTCGATCAAACCGGTGTAGGCCGGCCTGTGGTGGATCTTCTGCGAGAGGCGGGCTTGAATCCCATACCCATCGCCATTCATGGCGGCGCAACCGTCGGCCGGGAAGGCCGGGATTGGAAGGTTCCGAAAAGGGATTTGGTGGGCGTCCTGCAGGTGCTCCTCCAATCGGGGAGGCTGAAGGTATCAAACAAGCTCAAGCTAGGGCCGGTTCTGCAGGCGGAGATGCTGAATTTCAAGGTCAAGATCGATCCTATAACGGCTCATGATAGCTACTCTGCCTGGCGGGATAATGAGCATGACGATCTGGTTCTGAGTGCTGCATTGGCCTGCTGGTGGGCCGAGAGGTCACCAAAGCCCACCGGCCCGCTCGTATTCACCGGAGGCAAACGAGTACCGCCCTGGAAGCAATCAGGCAGCGGCCCAGGTGGGCAGAACTGGCTCTCCGATGCGGCCAGGCATCACGGCGGCGGCGCCAATTTCGTAGGCGGCGTGAATCACAGATAATGATGATCAATTAGCTATATAAAAAGGTGTATATACATGAGCGAATTGAAGAAATGTTATGAAGCGTTGGACGCATTAGCAGCAAGCAGCACAATCAGGAAGGGAATCGACAGCAAGCTATCCATCAAGCAGCAGCGAGCCATAGCCATCGCCAAGGCGACAAAAACGCCAGCGGGCGTGGCATTGGCCCGCAGGATCATGCAGTTGGAGAAGGCCGAGGCTATCGGCTTAGGATATGGCCTCCCGCTTGCTCAGGCAATGGGCCTCCCGGTTTCGAAGGAGCACTTCACAGCCCAAAATGGCCCGGTGGAGATGAGGACGGACGATGAGCTTCTGGCCGCCTTAGAGGAGATTAGCAGGGAGCTTAAGCGCAGGGGCTACCGGGAAGAGTCCGAAGACGACGACTGGAGCAGCGCGTTTGAGGAGGCCTGAAGATGTCCGCCGTTCGCGATTTCTACCGGGATCATCGTTCCTGGAACGACGACCTCCACAAGCTTCTCGATCGAGAGCCAGGCCTGCTTGCTCAGCTTCCCGGCCTGAGAGCTCGAGCCCTGGCCTGTTGTGGAGCTGTCGCAGGCAAGGGAGGTGTTATAGAACTGGTGGTTGCTGATCCTATCGGCTGGGATGCCGTCGCCAGGGACCAGGTAGCTGTCCAGCAGAAGTTGGACGCAATCAATGGGATGGTCACCAAGCTGGACGGTATCTTTGCGGAGATGGAGCAGGCGGGGTTCGAGACACATGATAAGACCATCCGTGCGATCTGGGCGATTGAGCAAAGCAGGAGAACGCCAGTTATCGATCCCCACACCCTCACCAATGTCGATCACCTGGGGCACCGCGTCCCCCCGAAGCAAGATGCACAGCTTGTGGCCTGGGGTGAGAGAGCAGAGGCGGCCCTGCGGGAAGCTCAGGCCATTGTGGGATGATCTATCATTTACTGAATTGCTGGAGCCTGGCGCAGTCTCTTCCTTTCTGTGTCATGCTCCGTTGGGGAGATGGGGCAGGCTCATCACCTGTTCCTCTGCCCCTGAAAATATTTTTATAGGAGGAATTTTATGCACATTCGACCAATCCTTATCATTGACGGGCAAGACGAATCTCGCTATTTCATTAGCTGCCATGCCGAAATGACCGGCAACTCTACAAAAGATCCAGGAATCGATGAGAACAGCCGGTATGCTGGCGTGACCTTCGTATAGCTTTTACCAAACCGGGAGCGGGAGGTGTTTCTATACCTTTGGCCTCCTGCTCCCTCGATAAATATTTTTATTGAAATATCAAACTCTTCTCTTTGCTCCCTTTTAGTTCTATAACATCGTAGAAAGCCTTAAGTACAATGTGCTAGAACTATATTGCATGCACAAGACCACCACGAGCGAGAGGATGAAGGCCATGAAGGCCGAGGCCCGAGACGAAATGCAGGATGCAAGCATCGCACTGAAGGCGGCTGAGATCCTGCCAGATGCCAGACCGAGGGCCCGAGAGCTGACCAGCCATGCCGATATGCTGAAGGCTGAGGCTGTGGCTCTGAAGGGAGCTGCCAGGCTGGAAGACCTGCACCTCTGGCAGATGGAGAAGAGCAAGACCACCAAGAAAGGGACTCAGACCTATCTCTATTGGATGGCCTCATGGAGAGAAGCCGGAAAGGTGCGGCATGTCCACCTTGGGAGCTGCAGGAAGGTGGATCGCGAGATCGCCCTGCAGAAGGCCCGGAAGATGAAGGCTGGGGCCCTGGGGCTCTGAGAATTAATTCTCATATTTTAATAATTCCTGTGCACCTCTAGAATCGCTTTTCTCCTCCCTTGATGACCGAAGCCTTGCCGCAGGCGGGCAGGGTGGCCCTATAGCGGAATCCCACTGGCATCGACCGTGGGTGTAGTTGACTATACCTCTACCACCTCGCCCACATGGATTGTATTCAATAAGTCCCCAGTCCCTTTATCCATTGGCATCCTGCTTCGTATCTCGATGATGGTATTCGCATCTAGCCGGTACTCAGCCAGACTATAAGGCCCCCCGGTGGGTAATGTGGCGGTGGTTAAGGTACCGTCCCTGTTGCCGTCGATGGTTCTGGTATAAGTCTGTACCTCCGTAAATCCCCGATCTACCAAGCCAGATTCCAAGAACTCTGGGTCATATAACAATCCATTGTGTTGGGTGCTGTGCATTATCTTGATGCTCGCCCATACGTTAGACGTGTTGCTTTTCGGCACGATATAGACCATGCCGAACGACATTGATGAGTCATTCTCGTCCCAATAACTCTCGACAGAGTCTAATTGTGCTGAGGAATTAGTCAAATCAAACGACACAATAAATGGCCCGATTTTCTGTTCCACAATCTCGGCGGATCCTGCCACAGACAGACAGAAAAGCAGACATATTACCGAAAGTAAAAAGAAAGGGGCAAAGAGTCTCATACCCACGCCCCAATATCCATTGATGCATCCTCATATGTCTTGGATTGAAGTTCCTCCGCATTATCGAATGTCACGGGCGGCTTCATGTTGAATATTAGCTCAGATGGACGCGAGAATGCCCCAACGTCCTTAACTACGACATCGAACCTTAACGCCTCTCCGGGTAGAAGCTTGTCTCTTGGGCTAGATCCCTTATAGATCCAACCGGAATCGTCTAGCATGCTGAAGCCAGGAGCAGTGACAGTCCCGTTTCCCAAATTCGTGACTTTCACATCAAACACCCACGAATATTTACCGTCCGAAGCATACTCTGGCTGGCCACTGTAGAGCTGTAGCTTGATACCTTGAGCAGACACTTCCGGCACACCATCCCAATCAATTGTGAATGGTTCGGTGATTATGCTTTTTGGCACTGCTTCATCCGGTGTAATTTTGAGGCGCTTGATGATGGTTCCTTCGGGGACCGCGATCTTCACTGTGTCTCTGAATTTATAACCGTTTGAGGCAAGATCTGATAAACGAGCGTTGCCGCCGTTGAAATTGGCCATCGCACCCGACGAAGGACTGGGACCATATGCCCTATCTTCGGAGTCGATCAGCACCACAAAATAACAATATCCAGAATCTTTGCTTCCTGCATCTGCACTCATGTCTATGCAGTAGATTGTTCCATCTCCGTTAACGGTTTCTCTTTCGGTCACTCCATATACCGTAGCATTTACGATCCCATTTCCACCAGAGAGGGGGAATGCGTCCACACAGGCAATGCTGGAAATTAATAATATCACGCATAGTAAGAGAGCTCTCTGCAGCATAATGAATACTGTTGACCGTTCTTAGCTTAAACCTTTTCCAGGAGTTGATTCTCATACCTGACAGATGGAGAAGTCTAAGACCACCAAGAAAGGCACTCAGAGCTATTTTTATTGGATAGCCTCATGGAGAGAAGGCGGGAAGGTCCGAAATGTGCATCTTGGTAGCTGCAAGAAAGTAGACCATGAGGCCGCCCTGCAGAAGGCCAGGAAGGCGAAGGCTGGGGCACTGGGGCTATCCAAGAATTAATCCTCCTATTTTAATAATTTCTGAGAGCCGCTTAGAGCGACTTTCTCCCTCCTCAACGGGTTGCTGGACCTAGTGGAGAGAGATCCGTCCAGGGACGTTATGTAGCTAAGGCGCTGTGGGCTGGAAGGCAAGAAGTCGAAGGCGGCGACGCTGGAGATCGATAGAGGAGAGCAGGAGAGCCCCATCTCCAAGAACATGCTCTTTGACCGGGATTTTGGTACTGCACATTTTGTTCAGTACCACTGTCAGAGAGCCCCATCTCCAAGAACATGCTCTTTGACAAAAGTGGTGCGGGTGAAGATCTACCGAACCAAACGAAGGTCAGAGAGCCCCATCTCCAAGAACATGCTCTTTGACAAAAGTGGTGCGGGTGAAGATCTACCGAACCAAACGAAGGTCAGAGAGCCACATCTCAAGGAACACGCTCTTAGAGACCAGGCCTCTAGAAATACACGAAATTCGTATTCGTATATCTGGTCAAACCAAGACCAAGATGCTTCTTTTCTATTCATTTATATACATCTCTTATTATCTCTTCTCTTCTCAAAAGTAATCAATATCAATCAATCTGAGGAAATCACCTCAGATTTTACGCTTTTTCTGTCAGTTATCTAGCCGATACGGATTATAGTATTATACGAAATTCGTCTATCTCGGAAGCATGACCAAAGTTCGCTTTCGCTTATCTCCTGGAGTCTTGATGATAGCATACTTTCCAGATGGCAGAAGGGATTTTATGGCAATCCCGAGCAGATCATTATCTATTCCCAAATGACCCTTCAGGGTCTCAAAAGTGGCTTTGTGGTCCGGCCTGGCTGCCAGATACCTCTCGATCTTCTCGGCTCTGGATAGCTCCGTCTTGCCAGGGCTCTTTTTCGCCTTCTCCTTCAGCTCATGGATGAGCCGGAGCTGGATGAGCTGGTTGTCAATGAGATGGGCTTGTGTGGCGGCCATAGCAGCGTTTTCTTCCTTCAGTTGGACTATTATGCTCTCCAGATAAGAAATGCGATCCTGGAGGCTCTGAGGGGCTGCCTCGATCGGCTCCGCTAAGAGCTGCATGGGAGAGCCTCAAAAAGAGAGAGAGACCCATAACCGGGCGCTCATTGCTCTTCCTCGGCTTGGAGCAGATCAATGAGTTTGTCCACAATACGGGCGACTTCATCCTCCGCGGCAGAGGCCACTCAGATCGCCTCCACCGGCCCATTGGCCCTCTGTCCATCCGGCCCTCTCCACCCTGGCAGGCTTGCCCTGATATCCTCTGGCGGCCTTGCTAACCTCTTCGCGGTATTGTGGTGGGCCTCAAGGATCGCTTCTCCTTCGGCCTCAAGCTCCACCCTGCTCTTCTGGGGCTGAGGGAAGTACTTCCGGGAGTGTTTGCACGGCTGACCGGGATGGTATGTGGCCGCCGGGCAGGAGCACCCCGTGGGGGTCACCACATAATACGCATCCTTCTTGTTGCTGAGGACCAACACCAAGCGCCCATCATCGAGGCTGACCTCTTGGGGCAATGGGTTGCACGCGACTTTCTTGAATGCCAGAAGCGCCTTTACGGCATCGATGCTTTGCGTTTTGGGGCTTTCGCATACCAGTTTCCCGGTCTGAGTGGCCGGGCTTTTGATCTGCACGATTGTTTTCATTTGTACACACATCCTTTGTTATAATCAGATATAGCACGCTATAGCTATTTATACTTTACTATGAAAGATATAAATAGAAGGACATGCCTATAATATTCACATGGCAAAAAAAGAACCTGGGATGACCACCATCCGAATAGGAGAGGACACAGTTCAATTTCTGAGATCTGAAGGGAAATATGAGGAGACCCTGGCAGATATCGCCGAGAGATTGTTAACTGAATTGAGGATGCTTAGAGAAGAAAAAGCCGCTAAAATAGGTGATCAGAGCCCTCTTATCGAAGCCAAAGCCCTGATCGCCTAAATTAGGATGTGTTGTACATATGATAGAAGCCTTGCATAGCATAAATGCTTTTCCTGTATCGCCCTCGGAGCAGACCATTTCTATTTCTCTGGCAGACCTCTGGCAGATCATCAACGAGGCCATTCAGCCCCTTCAGGCACGTATCGAGAGCCTTGAGGGAGCACTGGATAGCCAGCGGGCAGAGAGTGCCGCCTTGCGTGCTGCAGTGAGTTCTCAGGAGAGGGAGCATGATAAGCTCATAGAGAATCAGCTTATTCAGCTCCGGCTTATTCACGAGCTGAGAGGGAATGCTGATAAGCCTACCGATATCGAAAAAGAGAGAGTGGAGAAGATAGAGAAGCTGTGTACCGAAGCCCCGAAGCACGAGATCAGCTTATCAGAGCTCCGCGGTAGAATGGGGATAGATAAAGCAGTGCTCTCCAGATTACTCAAGCGGGTTGATCGAGATAAGTTCTATCTGCGGAAGAGCACGCTTGATAAGAGAATAAGATATCTCTGCCTCCGGCCCGAGGGGAGATAGTTGACAGTCAACTATTACTATTATCGGTATGCTCTAATGGGCCAGTAGATCAAACATTTCAGAACCTGGCTGTAATCTCATCAACAGGATAGAAAGTTGATGAGAAATGAGTAAAGGTAGTTATGAGAAGAGAAGAGAAATGTAAGATTTTTAATTATATTATTCACTCTATGATACTCTTTAGAGAGTGTAAGATTTCGGCTTGAATAGTAATAGTTGATGGTCAACTATCTTTGATAAATTTGCTCATATTCTCCTTCATGTCCAGTGTGAAGTATCGGCCCGGCACTCCCTTTCTTTTGGTCTCCCTGGCCCTGATCCCGAGCGGTGATAGAGCTTTGGCAAGTGCCTGGGTGGACATGCCGAATCTTCCCGCTACATCGGGTAATAAGGGCTCTCTTCCCTCTTCCAGCTCCGACAGGATGTAAGCCAGGGCGGGCTTGATATCCGTGCTCACGACGTGCTCATTATGTGCTACAACGTGCTTAGTACCCGTGCTCATAGTGTGCTCATTCTCTGTGCTCACTCCATGCGCGATATGTGCGCTATGGTATAGCCTGACGTGCTCATCTATGAGCTTCCTGGCCGGATCTGTGGCCTCGTCTGGCAGGTTGAAATATGCGTCTAGGGCTTTCTTGATAATGATTGTGGGGCTTTGGCCGGTTGCCTCTATCCTCTCCATGTGGGCATCAGAGAGTCTTATACTGGTGTGCTTCATATGTGCTCATAGTGTGCGCGAGGAGATATAGCTTTTGTGTGCAGATTGTGCTCAAAACGTGCTTAGAATGCGGCACCACCCGGGGACAGGACGGAAGCGCTCCGGTCCTTCCTCTGCTTAGTTCTATTACATTTCTCCTAATTCCTCTAATAATGTTCTAGAACTAACTTCGGCTTGTACTTGATCGAGTGCGATCCATTCATCCATAATTATAATAGCTTTAATTCACCTATCCGAATTTTAATCTTTTCACAACTCAATCATTCCATATACCATAAGAATAAGGCAACCATCCCGCGCACACCTATGATTATTGAGCCGGAAAGTATCCTCAAAAGAGCTTAGGCTTTCACCGATTGCGGTTTAGCTGCTCACGGTAATTGGCCAGAAAGGGGAAGAAAAAAGAGGTATAGCTTCTGATGGATATTGATTAAGTGGCGCTATTTAGACGGGCGCTTCTCAAGCGATGCGCGCATTTCGTTGAACGTCAGTCCGGTTGATGCTCGATAGGGATCGCTGACCAGCTCTTCTAGGCGCTTGATTTGGGCTTTGATGCTATTCAATCGCTTAATCTCTTCTGGCGTGGCTAATCGATTTACTTTGTATACGCCCCAGAAATCATCATTTTCCCGGTGCTCGAACTCTGCCATCGCATATAGAGTCCCGTTGGGCGAAGGCGCAATCGGCATTATCCCAACCCCGATGATAGCTTTTTCCAGCAGATCGAAGAGGGCGTAAATGTGCTCGTCCCGGAAAGCTTTCTCTCGGGATTTGTGGGGTAGCTTCTCTAGCACCTGGTTTGCCTCCACAGCGTCATCCAAAAGCGTCCTAATCTTCTCTAGAATCCGAAAAGTGAATGTGGACTTCTCACGGGGCGGTAGATTCGCATAGTCATCGAATCTAGTTTTTTGCTTCTCTACAAGGAACATAGTTAATTGCAATGCCATGCTATCTATATAAACCTTTCTTCATGTTCCATCTGGGATGTAACCATAAAGTATTTATGCCATGCCTCGCGTAGTAACTATTATGAGGCAATACAATAAGGATCTGGCTCTCAGGATCTCCGAAGAGCAGCGCAGTTTTTTGGAAAAGATGGCAGCCGAGGAAGGCTGCGGCATATGTGAAGCTGCAAGGATCTGTATCTCAGAAAAGAGCAGAGGCTACACAGAATGAAATGTGAAAAAGGCAGGATGCGCCAACATCCCGCAGCACCGACCAAACGACGCTCACCACGAACGAGCAATTATGATCTACGATACTATTCTATTTAAGCCTTTCCTTTGCCCAAAGGAGCGCTGCTACTGCTCCGATTGTGGAAAGCCCACACGGACGCGAGACGATGACCTATCAGAGATCTATTCTAAGTCCGATTACTGCCAGTGCCGTTTTAAGGGGTGCGATCGCAGTGCCTAAAGCGGTAAGCGCTTCTAGCGGTCAGAGCGCCGCACATGCCGGCGAGAGCTATCTACAAAATGTGGCTTTCCCAGCGTGGATTTCGCTTTTCGTTCCGAGACCGAGCTTTATTCTCAGCCTTAACAGACAAGAGAAAAAATGGCTGGAGTGGACTGATGAGGGACGGCATCACGGTCTCGCAGCCTTCCAGGTGGATGCTGAGGGCCTGGTGAGCAAGGAGCCCACAAAGACCATCCCGAGAAGAAAGCCCTGGGTGAGCTCAAGGCAGTGGGGAGGGCGATAGGATGGCCTCTTCAGCAACAGAATTGACCATTGAGCACTACCTGAGGCCCGAGGTCAAAGAGGGTATCCTGCGATATTGCCAGGGAGAACACGGGGCCCGAGCCCTCAATGCAGACGAACACTGGTATCGAGGGACCGATGATATCAACAACACGATTGCCCTCAGAGGACCGGCGGATTATGAGGACACAATCAAGCGCGGGAGGACTCTTTATGCTACGCTGGACATTCTGGAGCAGGCGATCTTTGAGCAAGATTCGAAATGGGACAAGAAGGCAGGCAGGCCCGAGACGCCTTTGGGGACTCTGGCGGAATGCATTGCGTTTACCCTAAGCACTGATATTGACGGCATTGGAGATATCCGGAGCCTGGCAGTCAAAGAGGCAGTTGAGGCAGCAGCTCAATTTCACGTAGACTATTTAAAAGCAAGGGGGATAGAAAAGAGCGTCTATTGCCTTTATTCGGGCGGCGGTATATATGTCCACCTGCACCATGGCCTCTTCGCTGTGGACGTAGGTAACACCGAACTCACGCCGGAGGCCCGGAAGGAGCAGTATCAAATATTGTGCAAAGCGTATAATCGGATCATCGGTGAGATATCACAAGCATTCTTCAGGAAATATCCGCAATATATTGGGCTGGTTAAATTCGATCAGCTAAATAACCAGAAACGGACGTTTAAAACCATCTTCTCCATTCATAAGAGGCTCCCTTATGCTGTCATTCCCCTAGATCCGAAGGCCATTGAAATCGACTTTGGGAAGGCATCTCTGCCGCTCTCCTCCGAGGTCTTGCAGGAAGGAGCACAATGGTACCAAAGCTTTGACCCCTCCGAGAAAGAGGCCGTAATGGGGCTCCTGAAGGACAAAATCGAAGCAGTCCGAGCAGTGACAAGGGACCGGCCCTCAGGGAGTACGGACGGTGAGATATCGAGGCCGGAGGAGCCCCTAGACCTGGCGAACTTCGCTCCTTGCATGAAGAATATCATAGAGAAGGCAGAGGACCGGGAAGGCAGGCATCGAGCCCTGGCAGTCTTGGCGACTTACCTGTACCAAATGGGATGGCGTGAGGATGCGGCCTTTGATCTCTGGCTGGAAGTGGCCGATAGGTGTGGGGTAGAATCCCGGATATTCGAAACCACGTTCGGCCTGGTGTCTTGCCCTCTCTGCTCCACCATGCTGCAGGATACGGGCGGCTATCCCCATCTTAACTTGCACGGGATGGGATTTTGCGTGCCTGATGAGCACTGCAAAGGCTGCCAATGGCCCGGAGACCACCACCTGCAGGTGATTCTGAATGAGAACTTCATCAAACCGAAGGGAGCAGACCAGCCAAAAGGACCAATGATCTTAGAGGAGCAGAGCAGTCTTGAGCACCTGACAGAAGGCGGCAACGCCCACCGATTAGAACGCATTCACGGCGATGATATGCGATTCAATCACACTCATAAAAAGTGGCTTGTGTGGGACGGGGGACGATGGAAGGTAGACGGCGACGGCAACGCTTCGCGGCTTGCTGAAGATGTGGTTGGGATGCTATACAATGCCGCCGCTAAAGCAAAAGACTCTAAAATGCGTGATAAGATCGCGGTCTTCGCAAAGAGCACCGACAGCAGAAAGGGGATCAACAATATGCTTGCCCTGGCTGCTAACCGGCGAAAGTTTGCCCTCACAGCAGACGACTTTGATAAAGATCCCTGGCTGCTCGGGGCTGGAGAGGTCACAATAGATCTCAAGGCCTGCCAAGCCATAGAACCACGGCGAAGCGATCTTATAACCATGCAGGCCGGAGCGGTCTATAACAGTTTTGCCGATTGCCCGTTATGGGAAAAATTTCTGAAGGACATATTCGATGGGAATGAAGATATCATCAAATATATAAAAAGGGCGGTTGGTTATTGTCTGACAGGCAGTACCTCTGAGCAGATATTCTTCTTCTGCTATGGTACCGGGGCGAACGGTAAGAGCGTATTTCTGGCAGTGCTCCGGGCATTGATGGGCGAATATGCGAAGCAAGCAGATTTCTCCTCATTCCTGATTCAACGAAATGAAAAGGTAAGAAATGATCTGGCAGGCCTGGCAGGTGCTAGGGTAATCACGGCGGTGGAAGCCGAAGAGGGCGGACGGCTATCCATGCAAGTACTCAAATCATGGACTGGCGGCGATCCCATAACGGCAAGGTTCCTGTTTGGGGAGAATTTCACGTTTAAGCCCCAGGGCAAGATATGGCTGGCTGCGAATACCAAGCCTGCCATAACTGAAAGGAATTATGCGGCCTGGAGAAGAGTGCATCTCATCCCCTTCAACGTCACCATCCCGCCAGAGAAGAGGGACCAGAACCTTGAAAATAAGCTAATTGCTGAATTGCCGGGCATTCTTAATTGGGCTCTAGAAGGTCTGAAGGATTACCTCAAAGTCGGGCTGAAGACCCCGGAGGCAGTCGCAAAAGCGACGGCTGAGTACAGAAAAGAGAATGATTCTCTGGAATCCTTCATTGCGGAATGCTGCGAGACAGGCAAGCTTAAGGTCTGCAAGAACTCCGAATTGTATCCAAACTATGTAAACTTTTGTAATATGTCTGGGCTCACCCCACTGTCTCAGACCAAATTTTCACCTGAAATGAATAGCAAGCCCGGCATTTCTTCCAAAAAAAGCAAGTTTGGAGTAGAATGGAAGGGCATAGATCTTAGGCCGGAGTGGCGAGACCTCGGGGACTGCACCAACCCGTCACCGCTATCAGGCGGCCCAAAAGGTGACGACTTGGACCAAAATGCGGAAAGAAGCTTGAAATCCTCCTTACGTGAGGGACTTTGCGCATTTGAGAGCAACCCGTCACCAAATCAATCTACTGATAGCGGTGATGGGTTGTCTCAACCCGTCACCCAAGACAAAACGGAGCCTTCTAGAGGGTCCGTTGTGGGAGGCCAAAAAGAGGGAGACGAAGGAGACTCTGTAAATATTTTAAAAGTAGGATTTAGAACCGACTACCGGACCGACTGGAACGGCAAGATGCACGACTTCCAAGAGGGTGATGAGATCGAGGTTGCCCGGTGGAGGGCCGAAGCCTGGCAGAAGAGGGGCATTGTGGACATCGTGGAGGCCTCGGGATGACCGACTTATCATAATTTTTCGAGATGATTTAGATGAACGAACTAGAATTACTTCGAGCCAAGAGGCTCGAACTGATCAAATATATCGCAGCTGCGGCTGACCAAATAGCCGCGCTGGACTGCGAAATTGAGGCGATACAGATGAATCTATTGGAAGAAGATTTGAATCGACAGCAGGAGGCGGTAGCATGATGTGTGTCAGAAAGCGTTCAGACGGCCATATCAAGGTCGTGGAAGGCACCGACAGCGGCGAGGTGTATGTGGTCATATGTGGCAAAACCGCATCCGGTGACATAGTGCCGGTGCTGGTCGATGATGACGGCAAGATCATCCTTTCGACATGAGGCGGCGATGAGCAAAGGCAAATCCCACAGCAGGGGGGCCAGAGTCGATATCATAAAATCAAACGAGCGCAGAGAGCGGCGGAAGGCCCGACAGTATGACCGGCGATCATACGACGGATGCAAGGAGCAGGCGACACAATGACGGATGATGCGTTAACAAGCGTTAGGACTAACGGATACGATCCCAGGTGCAAATCCTGCAATGATCCGAACCACGAAGAATATGATAAAGATTATTTTAGTGGAAAGATAAATAAATCGGAATATGCACGGCTTGTGGGCTGCAGCATCCCAAGTGTAACACGGCACATAGAGAACCATGTACCCAAAGACCTCGTGGTTGCCACAGAAGCACGAGCAGTGACCAAAGCCGATGATTTGCTCTCTCAGATCAGCTATTATGAGACAGAAGCGAGACGATACAAAGAGATGGCTGAGGCTGATGGGAACGTAGATTTGGCTCTGAAGGCGGTGGACCGTGCTCTCAAGTGCGTCGAAATATACGCCAAAGTCCGGGGCATCATTAACGATCAGCCACAGGTAAACATCCTGGTGAATCCTCAGTGGATCGAGCTCAAAGCGGTGATTGTGGCAGCCTTGCGACCCTATCCCGACGCACTGGAGGCGGTGCGGGATGCTCTCAGATGACTTAAAAGCTTCTCTGGATTGGGAAGTCCATAAGGCTGATCCTGTCCGATGGGTGCACGACCACGGCCTCCTCCGGGATAAGCGGGGAGATGCCGTTAAGCTTGATCCTGAGCAGGCGAACATCCTCGATCCTGCAAGCAGGCGCGTGATACTCCTATGCCATAGGCAATACGGCAAATCCTCGATAGCCTCTCTAATCTGCTTTCACCAGGCCTTATTCTATCCCAAATCCCTCTGCCTGCTCGTCTCTCCCTCTCTCCGGCAGAGTTCGGAGAACTTCAGGAAGGTAGGGGATGCACTGGACTCTATCACGCCAAAGCCCGAACTAGAGGAGGACAATAAGCTAACCCTCCAATTCAGCAACGGCAGCAGGATAATCAGCCTGCCAGGGACACAAAAGACGGTCCGGGGCTTCACTGCACCGGATCTGATCCTTGTGGATGAAGCGAGCGAGGCGGCTGATGAGCTTTTCACCGCACTGTTTCCGATGTTCACCAGCAACCCCAAAGGCCGGCTGATCCTGGCCTCCACCCCTAAAGGGCAGCGGGGATTCTTCTATCGCATTTGGACAGAAGGCGGCCCGGAGTGGCTGAAGATCATGAAAAGGGCATCGGAGAACCCGAGGCTCGATCCTGAGATCCTGGCAGAGGCGAGGCGAGCTCTTCCCGAGTGGGAATACATGCAAGAATATGAGTGTGAATTTGTGTCTGATGAGTTCAGCCTGTTTGATGATGAGCGCATTAAAAAAGCATTGAGCTATGAATTTGAAGAGATAGACGCGGAGGTATATTAATGAACAGATTTTGGGTAATCAGCCTTGACCCTGCCCAACTGTACGATTATTCTGCTTTGTCCATCCTGGAATGCGTGCAGGAGAAGGAAGGCAACATCTACCATCTGAGAAGCGTAAAACGCAAGCAGAAGCTTCCTTATCCCGAGATAGTCCAATGGGCAGAGCACGTATTCAAGAATCCCAAATTTCAGCAATCGGAAGGAGTCGCACCGCCCAAACTCGTGATAGATGTGGGCGGAGTGGGCCGGGCGCTGTATGATATGATCCGTGCGGATGGCTTGGAATGCATAGCTGTTCAGTATACAGGCGGCGGGGAGGTCGTGAGCTTCGCAAATGGGGCCTATCATGTCGGCAAGTCTTTCCTGGTGGGCAAGTTCCTTGCTGCCTGGGACGATGGCCGGGTACAGGTGCCCGCTAACGCCTCTTTCCGTGATCTACTGGTAAATGAGCTGAAGGCATTTCGGGGCTATATGAGCTCTCAGGGGCGGGCCCGCTTCGAGTCGGAGCAGGGAGAGCACGATGATGTGATTATGAGCGTTGCTCAGGCTGTCTGGTGGTGCGAGACGCACAGGCCGCAAGAGATACCTAAGCTCTCCTTCGGTGGTGCTACCAAAAAGCCCACATGGGCAGGCACCGGCAGCAGAGGCGGCAACTGGTTTGCAGAAGCGGCAGCCCACCACGGAAGCGGCGGTGGGGAATTTATCGGCGGAATCAACCACAGATAACGATGATCAATTAAATATCAAAAAAGGTGTATATACATGAGTGAATTAAAGAAATGTTATGAAGCGTTGGACGCATTAGCAGCAAGCAGCACAATCAGGAAGGGAATCGACAGCAAGCTATCTATCAAGCAGCAGCGAGCTATAGCCATCGCCAAGGCCACAAAAACGCCAGCAGGCGCGGCTCTT